ACTATTATGCTCATACCAAGCTTGATACCCATAAAATTCAGCCGCTAAAAGCACTTGCTCATGCAATGTTTCTTTAATTTGAGGCCTGCCGTAAAGATGACCTATGGCTTTCCCAGTATCTTCCGGTTTTAATAAATCGTATCTTCTTCCTATCCAAGCTGAGGCTTTTGAGCCATATTTACCACCTTGACTATTACTATAACCATCAATTGCTATTGCCCCATCAGATACTCTAGCTGGCTTTCTGGTTTTTACATCGTAAGTATGTTTGTTTTCTTCACCTGCTTGTGGGAATTGTGTTATAACCCAATGGAAATCTTCTTCTTTATCATTTATCTCTCGCCACCTAACAACTTGGTCAATATCTCTATAAAATATGACATGACGCTTTAATTTAGGGTTTTCTTTTAAATAAGACTCCCTTGCTCCAATGTTCATTACATTAAAAATACACTTATCTGAATCTGTACTAAAAGCTTCGTCTATGGTAAGAGGCTCTTTTCTAATACGAGCAGATAATGCTCTTTGATTGTTTTTTACTGTGTCCCTGTCGGCTAAAATTTGAGCCAAAGTTTTTTCTTCATCTGGATGCCCAAAATCGTCAAAATTTCTTGTACGCTTTGCAGACATGAAGAATCTATAAAGACCGCTAGAAGTAGTTCCATTATCTTGTCGTTTTTCTTGATTACTTTCTTCCCATAATAATTTAAAGGCATCTTGAACACCATCTTTTTCAGTTGTAAGCTTCTCTACTGTAGTAGTATATAATGCTTTACCAATAATTTGCCCTTCATCATCTAACAAACAATAACGTACAACCTCGTGTCTGTCATACACATTTACCTCTGTGGTTTTACCACACTCATCTGCTACATATCTATGTAGTTTTTGTCCATCATAGGCAACTGTATCTGCTGACTGATGGTCAATAACTGAACCTAATTCATCCTTATCTACATTTTCTTCTGCCTTCTTACCTCTTACGTTTGTCTTTTGGAATCTCATCTCAGACTTTGGATTTACACCCAAAGACATATCATATTCTGGTCTAAAAAACTTAGGAAGCCTTCTGAATGGATTTACTACAGTCTTGGCAAAGAATTTTTTAGCATCAGAGCCTGTTTTAGACTGAATACCGCCATTTGTCATCTTTGTCCTTGTAGTGTATTCCGTTACAAATAAACCAGCCACAAATGACTTACCAAACCTTCTTTTGGTTACCTCAAGCATCCCCATACATAACGGGTCTTGAATACAATATTCCATAAAATAGAACTTCTCTAAATCTGGTATCCTAAACTTTGGATAACCAATATCAATTGACCACCATTGCAAGTATAAATAGTGCAAACCAGTCAAATAAGTAGGCACCCCATTATTCATATACCAAAATCCATTCAATCTTCTATCCCACTCTTGCCTTTTAAATTCCTCTAATTTTTCATCGTAAAATTCAAGCTCATCGTCTTTTTTCTTTTTATCAAACTCGTCCCATTTCTTCATTGTATCGGCATACCAACTTGGCATCGGTATTCTTTTCCAATATTGCTCGCGTATATTTTTATCTCTCTCGTAAACACCCCTAAATTCTAATTGTTTAGTAATTATATTATAAACATACCCATCTGGAGGAAGATTACACTTCAATCCTTGGATATCTATAATAGTTCCACCTTCAATTTTTTCGTACATAATTATATTCTTTTACCAGCCAACTCGCCAACGGCATCAGCCATATTCTCTGGAGAAAATGGTTTTTTATTAACTTGAACTACCTCTTTTTTATCAGTTACTTCTTGATTTATTCCAGCTAATACTTCTAATGCCTTTATTGAAGCAGAAATTGTTCCCGCATCCACCCATATCTTTTGCAATCTCTCAAAAGTCTTAATCTTAGGGTCATCAATATCAATAGCTGTAAGACTAGTTTTATTCAATAACTCAGCCATCTCATTAGCCTTTCTATTTAAGGCATGATATAGCTTACCAATACCATCTTGCTCGTAATAAGCATTTCTGCCTTGTAAATAGGCAATTTGTTTTTCTAAATCCTTTATTTTATCTAATTCTACAGACATTCTAATTCTTTTAATTGTTTTGCATCTGATTTGCTATACCCCACCCATAAATCACCACTCTCAACCAATGCTGTCATATTATCGTTTATGGCTATAATCTCATTTCTATCGTTTCCGTCTGGATAATATCTTAATCTGATAATTCTTCCTTCTGTACCATCGTCATTTTGATATATAATCTCATAATCACTTGAAATTACGGTATTAACTGCTCTGCCTTTTAACTCACCGCTAGTTATGTATAGTTTATTATTCATTACTTCTGGCTCAATACCCTCAAGCATACCGTTGTATGGCTTAAATATTCTTAGTGCTGTAACAAAATTATTTAAAGCGTTCCATATGGAACCTTTTGTTTCTCTCCACATAAAACATTCTTCGATTGGTATTGAGAAATATTGAATATCTGAAGAAGCTTCAGTAGTAGGTCTTTGATAATTAAAAATCTTATAAGTATCATGAGTAGCATTATGATGGATAAGAATTTCAGCCCCAGTAGGTATGTCTTTAGCATCGACAACTTCTGCATTAACTGGTTTAACATATCGCATATTAAAATTGTCATATACTCTTTCTAGTTTAATTTTTGTACCATCTTTAAATGTATGACTATTTTTACTTTCTAAATCAACCTTAATGATTACTCTATTATTTGGAGCTTTCAATTTCATAGTTTAATTAATTTAATACAAATGTAGTGCTAATTTAATTAATTTAATATTTTTTCAAAAATAAATTCCTAATAATTGCTTATATTTGTTGAAACAATTTTATAAAACAAAAAATAAAAACCAAAAAAAATGGCAAATCATTTATTAGTTTATGTTTATCGTAGAAATCAATACGATTTAACAAACCCGAACGGCACACCTGCGGCAAATGGTGTACAATTTTCATTACCTACGGTCAACTTACAAGTTCAACCAACAACTGTGGTAGCAAACGGCGTACAAATGAATTCATTAATTCTTATGTATCCTAGTGGTCTTAACCAACCAGCTGAGAAGTTATATAGTAATGCAACTGTGGCTTCTTTAATTACTGCAATTAATGGCGGTGGTGTACAAACTACAACAACAGCAGCTCCAACGACAACTACAACAGCGGCTCCAACGACAACTACAACAGCGGCTCCAACAACCACAACAACAACTACAGCACCTTAATTTAAAAACAATTAAAAAAATAAAAAAATGGCAACAATAGTATCAATTACAGCATATCAAAGAAATCAATATGCTTTATTAAACTCTAACGGAACTCCAGCAACATCTGGTATTTCTTACGGATTCCCAGTAACTACATTTGCAGCTTACCCAGCTCCTGCTAATACAGTAGCTAACGGAGTAACTATGAATTCAATAGTCGAGGTAGCACCTACTGGTTTAAACCAAGTACCCGTATTATTTTATACGACTTCTACTATAGCACAGATTAATTCTGCAGCAAACGCTTAGTAAATTAGCCCCTCTCTTAATTTTGAGGGGCTTTTTTATTTTCTTTATGTACCGTTTTTAGGTTCTTGTAGATTCTTTCAGAGTCTTCAATTTTACCATTAGCTGCGGCAATAGCGATTGCTAACCTTCTTAGTTTTTTTGCGGCTTTATTATTCATACATTTGTTTTATCTGCCCTGCCCTCTGTATTGTTTTGGACGAGGTGAATGTTTATTATAAGATTTTTTAGCTCTCCCTGATTTTTTTGTTCCAAATGTAACCTTGGATGAATTTGTAAGTTTTGCCATTATTGTTTGTTTTTAAAATAATCTTTATCTAATTCCCCGCCGTCCATTTTATTGGGGTAAACAAGTATGTCGTCATCGTAAAAGTTCCGCACCATGCCGTTGTGGTATAATATGACTTTCCAAACAGTGTTTGTATCTGAGCCGTAGTCGAGCCATGCGATTGCTTTTCCATATCCTAAAGGGGTTTCTACGTCAATAGTATTTATTAATTCGTGAATATACATTAAAATTGGTTTTCTTCAGTTTTATTGCTTGATAATAATTGCAAGCTTGTAACTCTAGCATGAAGTTGAGCCACTGTTTCTTTAGTCTTATCGTTCAAATAAGTTTTTGCCTCTGGCTTACCTTCCATGTAAATCAAAGTACCTTTTTTTAAATAGTTAGCTACGTTTGTTTTATCTGTCCAATAAGCACAAGAAACCCAAGTTGTTTTATCTACCTCTTGTCCTTGTTGGTTTTTAAACTTTTCGCTGTAAGCCATTGAAAAATTAATTACTGTTTTTTCATTTACATTGTTTACTGTTGCATCTTGTCCTAATCTTCCGATTACTGAAATTCTAATCATTGTGTTTTGTTTTATTATTAAAAATTAATTTCTGTTCCATTATCATCTTTGTAAGGTGTCCAATTATCAAATGTTTTTTGTACTGACGCATCGGGTCTTAAAATTATATTCTTATCGTTTATAATTTTTTGCAATGAATCCAATCCATTGAATAAAAATCTTCTAGTTTGAAAATACATTTGAAATAAAATAAATCCTTTCTTACCAACAATCTTTTGTCTTCTGATTTTTTTACTATGGAATTCGCAAGATGGATTGCTAGGGTCGGTTTGTGCAAAAGGTCTATGATATACAAGAATGTTGTCTAGCTTATTGTTCCACATTGCACCATCAGTTAAATCAAATACATCGGGGCAAGGATAGTTGCCATCAGATGCTTTTACCATTTTAACAGGGTGAGCAATTATCCAAAAGAAAATATTGTTTATCTGCGCAAATCTTGAGAACACAGACAATACCCATTCAAGATATTTATCACTTCTTGAAAACTTTTGATATTCGTTTGTCAATTGGTTGAAAGGGTCAATATCTACGCCATCAACATTCTCTTTCACAATTAACTCTAAAAATACTTCCATCACATATTGTGGAGTAGGCGAAACATCTTTAGGATAAACATAAAATATATGCTTGCATACTAAATCGTAAACATATTCATAAACTTGTTTAGATGGTCTATGGGGATTTGCCGGACTACAATCACATCCTAAAATAATCTCTACAAAATCATGGTAGTATTCTTCTGGTGGGTTATCTTCTGGTGAAAATGTAGCAAACTTTTCTCCGTACAACATTATACGCATTGCTTGATACCACTTTTTAAATGATGATTTACCATAGTTACCAATACCAGTAAGAACTGTAATCTCACCTCTCTTTGGCTTAAACTTATCATCCAAATCGGGTACCCCAATGCCATCTACTTTAGCATACCCTTCATCATATATTCTTAAAGCTTGTTCTTTTACATCAATTCCGTAAATAACATCTTTCAGTTTTAATCCTTCATCAAATACAGCTTTCTCTACTTCTATTTCCTTTCTAGAAACTTTATCAACTAATATTTCTTTATCAAATGATGCACTTCCAAAGTTTTTTGAATTTGCCTTATATGCAGAACGTATTGCTCTATCTGCCTCACTCTTTGTAAACTCAGAATTCGTAATAAACTCTGTATGAATCATAGAATTTGCTGCAGTTTCATTTATACCAAAACGACAACAAGCTGATGCTAATTTAAAGATAAAATTATTTCTTTCCCCCGTAACAAAAGCCTCATTTTTATTAGATAACCAAGTCAAAACATTCTTAAATATTTTTTGGTCATCATCGTTTTTCTCATAAACAACAACCTTTTCGGTTTTTTTAATCTTCTTAAAAACTTCAGCCTTGTCGTTTATGTAAATTTCGGGGTCGTAACTCTCATAACATACTCTGCTTTGGTTAATTCCGCTTCGGTCAATTTCTGGGAAAACTTCTTGTAGTGCTTGAAAATGTTCTCTATGTTTTTCACCATTTGCTACTTTTACCAAAGCTTTTAGTCCATTTCCAGAAGGGCTAATCCAACAAGCGTAAACAAACGAATGTGAAATAATCTCATTTTGCTTATCTCTAAGCTCAAATACATTGTCAAAATCCAAAACTATATACCCACTATGCTTAATTAACTGAGCATCAGTTCTATCAGGACCAAATTTGCCACTAAAACACACCGAAGGAAGGTTTAGTTTTATCTTATTTGCTTTTTCTTTATCAATTGTTCCTCTAATTTCAGATACGGTTGATTTACTTTTACCTTCTTGTATTCTTTTTAACGCGGCTTCAACAGAAATGTAATTTGGTTCCTTAGAAAAGATGTTTTTAAAAATTGTTATCATTATTCAGAAATTGGTTTAAAGGTGTTTCTAGCGGCTTCCACTTCTCTTTGATACTTATTATCAATTCTTGGAGAAAGTGTCTTATTTGGCTTCCTAATGGCATCTATGACCCATCTGCGGATAGTTAAGTAGTCTGATTTTGTTTTATAGGACTTTTCAAGCTTGTATGAAGAAAGATAGTCATAACTTTTGTCAACCTCATCTTTACCAAAATCTTTCAAAAGCTCTTCATGTTCTTTTTCAAGCAAAAAAATGTTATCCCTATATCCTATCTTTTTATTTACTTTACTTTTATTTACTTTACTTTGCGGCATTTCTGCCACAGAAACTCCGTTACATACGGTATTACTGATAACAAATTTACCGTTTACACGTTGTTGTTTCTTACTATTATCCTTACTGCGACCTCTTTTTTCATATACAGGTATTAATCTTTCATCAAGCGATTCTGAGTTAATAAAACCATTATTTATGAATAACATCTCCAACCTGATACAGTAATCCAGTACGTCCCGTATTTCTGTGGCAGAAACTCCAAAATCACCAGCCATTAATTCAAATTCTACATCTGAATATTCTAAAACATTACCATCAATGCCTGTTAAATACTCTAAAGTCATAGACCATATAGCATATCCGATAACTCCAAACTTTGTACGGATAGCTTTAACCTTTCTATGGTTACGCATATCTCTATCGTGAGGGAAATAATCACAGTAATTCTTTATTGGGCGAGCCATTTAGAATTTATTTAATCGTTAATAAAATCGGTATCTAAAGCTTTGTTTATTTTTGCTAGATTTGAATCTGACAAAACCATTATTCTATGTATAAAAATAGAATAAAGACTACCATATGGTATATCTGTCTTTCTAGACAACCAAGCTAGGTTTCTTTCCTCAGTTTCTAAATATAAAAGAATTTCATCTTTTACATCAGTTTTAACTTTTGCCATTTATTTGATTTTTGATTAATGCACAAAATAAAAGCTATTATTTCATATTTCAAAATATATTTTTTAAATATTTTATTTTTTTATTTAATTTTGATTAATTAGCTTTGCAAATGATAAACAAGGAATTAATATGGCTAAGAGATTAGATTTAGTCATTGAGTTTTGGAAAGAAGGTAAATACATTGGGAAATATAGATTTATAAATAATAAACTACACAAATGGAAAGATGGATAACTGAAGATGAAATAATGCACAGGATTAAAAATCATCCCGACTTAACAAAAGATGATAAAGAAGATTTTTACTTTGATATACAGATGTTATACATTGGTAAAAAAGGTCAAGAAAAATTAGATAAACCAGTAATTAAAAATCAAGAAAGAAATAAAATAAAAAAAGATGGCATACAATAGTACAATAATAACAAAGAAAAAGCGTTGTGTTAATTGTGGCAATATTGATTATTGGTTTTCCAAAAAGATGTGTAAACAATGCGCCACCGTACATTCTACGCAAAAAAGAATGGAAGAATTTGAAGATGATACAGAAAGTTTTCAGAATCTTGTTCAAGACCTTGACCATGTATTTAGTCAATACATTAGAAATAGATATGCAGATAAAACAGGTATGGTTGAATGTTATACTTGTGGTAAAAAACATATGATTGCAGAAATACAATGCGGTCATTTTATGGGTAGGTCGAATTTAAGTACTAGATGGATGGAACAAAATTGCAGACCACAATGTATGGAATGTAATTACTTTAAAACTGGTAATATAGAAGAGTTTGAATACAAATTACACGAAGAAAATAATGCTGTAGTAGATTATTTAAGAGAAACAGCTAGGCAAACAGCAAAACCTACAAAAGATGAGCTAAAAGGCTTAATCCTAGAATACAGGGCAAAGCTAAACTTGGTAAAAAAGAAATTTATTGAAAAATAATTGTATTTTTACGGTAGTTATCATAGTTTGTAGATTTGTAGTTTCAGCCCCATGTTTTATAATGACATGGGGTTTTTTATCGCTCATAATTGAGCCGATTGTCGCTCAAATACGGCTCAAAGTTGCCTTATTGGGTAACTTTTGTGATTGATAAAGTTTACTATTAGAGAACTTTTGTAACCAAATTGGGAACATTGTACAATGTTTTAGGTACAATATGTAAAATGTTGTAATGGAATTAGGGCAAATATGTTACTGATTTATATAGACTTGTAACAAAATTTGTTAATTGTTGGTAGTCATACTACGCAAGTCCTCTTCCTGTCGTAAAGCTATAACTTGACAAATAAGCAAAAAAAGGCTCCCAAGTAGAAACTTAGGAGCGATACCAGTTAAACCTTTAACTATGTCTTATGCGGATACAAATATATACAAAAATTTAATTAAATTTATTTTTTTAATTAAATTAATTAAATTAATTTTGTTCCAAAACACACAACATGGCAAGAAGCATTTCCCCCGATTCAGTTTCCAGTAAGGTTGCTGATTTAACATTAGGCGAACATCTTAGGTTAGATAACCCATACACATCTGTAATGGTTATGGTATCTAATTTAAAGAAAAAAGACGCCCACAAAGATAAATTATTTAAGATTAAAGCTACTGACAACACTACTACTGTAACCAGAATAAAATAAACCAATATTATGCATATACAAACGATTAACTACACTAGAACATTTAACTTAGGAAACTATTCTTCTGAAAAAATTGGCGTTGAATTTGCTCTTAATGAGGGCGAATCTGCTACAAAGGCTCTTGATTACGCAAGAGAACTTGTGGAAGAGTATCACAAGCAAAATGTAATTAAATTAAAAGATTTAAACGAATTTTACCAAGAAGTTCCAGATGAAATTATTCCTACCCAATCTAAAAAATCTTTAGCTGAAAAAACAATAGAGTTTATAAATGCTTGCAATACTAAAGAGGAATTAAGAGCTTGGGAATTAATGGCTAAAAATAATCCAGAGGTATTGGAATCTTATAATGCTAAACATAAATCTTTATAACCATGAATTGGAATGAAATACTAATCAGAGCAAGCTCTGTGGGATATATAATGACCGAACCAGTAACCAAAGCGGACAAAGAAGCTGGGTTGCTTTCTAAGACCGCACAAAGACATTTGCTTGATGTTTATATTTCTAATAAGTATAATAGGAGTAAAGATATTCAAACAAAGCAAATGAAAAAGGGTATTGAAGTAGAGCAAGAATCGATTGATTTATTGTCTATGTACTTAAAGAAACCTTTTGTTAAAAATACGGAAAGATTTTCAAATAAATACATAACAGGGCTACCAGATATTATTGATGATGGAATTATTGATATTAAATCTAGCTATGACCTATGGACATTCTTAGGAAATATCCCAGACAAGCTTGATAATTTATACTATTGGCAAATGATGTCATATATGTGGCTGACGGGTAAAACCAAAGCTACCATTGCTTATTGCCTTGTAAATACACCAGATAATATTATACAACAAGAGAAGTATTATTTACTTAAAAAGTTAGATGTAATTTCAGAAGAAAGCTCAGAATTTGTAAGAGAAGCTATGAAGCTAGAATTAAACATGAAGTTTGATGATATAGCTATGGAAGAAAGAATACTAATGTATGACGTTAGTAGAAACGAAGATGATATTTTACGCATTCAGCAAAAAGTAGAGAAGGCAAGAGAATTTTTACAAGATATTGAAAACACCCACAAAAACTTTAATAATGGCAAAAGTTAAAAAAGAAAAACAATTAAACCTTCCGCAAGATGCACAGCCACTAGACGGATGCGATTTCTGTATGCAATTTGATTATGATGAACCACATGTAATTGGCGCAAGCGAAGACTCTGATGGTGTAATGGAGTTGGTAATTAAAGCTTATTTAGATGCAGGCGTTACCTTTGTATGTCCTACAACACAAAAGAAATTAAGAATATACGCTAGACCATTATCAGATACCGGAAAAGCAATTCTAAATCAACAAAAGGAAGTTAAAAATTAACGAATGAAATACTCTTCAAGTTTTAGTCACGATTTAAACTTTGGAGAAAAGGCAGAAGATTGGCTTAATAATTTATTTAACAATGGTAAGCTTATTGAAGTAAAAAGCGATAGGCTTATACATAAAACTGGTAATTTATATATTGAATATAAATCTAGAAATAAACCAAGCGGATTAGCTACCACTACGGCTAATTATTGGATATACAGAATGGATGTGCTTGATGCTGCTATTTTATTACCAACCGAATCGTTAAAAAAAGTTTGTAGAGTATATTATAAAAATAATGAGTTTAAAATGAAAGGAGGAGATAATAATACTTCCGAAGGATTTTTAATACCACTAATTAGATTGCTAAATGATTTAGCATTATTAAAATAACTAACCCCCTGCTAGTTGGTGTAATGGTAACACTACAGATTTTGATTCTGTCATTTTAGGTTCGAATCCTAGACTAGTAACAATAAATTATATATGCGTAAAGAATTTAAAGTAGAATGGGATACAGAAATTCGTTTAATGAATGATTTAAAAAATACTTTATTATCTTATGATTTAAATGCATCAAATGTATTGATAGTAACAGTGTCAACTGATTATTCATCTGTAATAGGTCAATACCTTCGTCATCAATTAACAGACAACGGAGAAATATGTGGTGGATTTGGTGTAGATGTACCATATCCAGACCAATCGTTTGATGAAAAGTTTGTAAAAGAAATTCATGATATGTTTAGAATTCATGCGAATAGTATAGGAGATAAAATAATCCTATTAGTAGAAGCGGGAGTAATCAGAGGAGGTAATTATATGAAAGTGGTAGATATAATAAAAAACGAATTAAATATAACTCAACCAGTATTAACATTAACAATGTTTGAAAATATACATAGTAAATGGAAGTCTGATTTTGTAGGTCAATACTATGATAACGAAACAGAAGACCTTACTTTTTGGTGGGAAATGCACAATAACCATTGGGTAAACCAATAATTAACTTTTTTTATGTGCATTGGCAAACTTCCTTGCAGCTTCAACGCTACCAAAACCCCAAGCCTTTAATGCTAATGCTTTCCTTGTTGGTTCGCCATTTGGTTTTTTCATTGCACCAAGCATACCAGCAAAACGAGCTGCAAAAGAAACTCTGCGAGGATTAACACCAGACTTAACTGGAGCTTTTAAATTACCACCAGTTTCAGAATTATAAGATGCTCTGCCTTTAGCGTTTAATCCGCCTTCAGGATTTTTACCTTCTTTACGTTGCCAAGCTCCAGCCATAACTATTTCTTTTCTTCTGATTTAATTTTCTTTTCTTGCTTTAACATTTCGGCAGTTGGTTTTTTACCACTTCCTTTGTTAGCACGAATATTATCCCATAAACCGCGTGGAGAATACGAGCCATCTGCTCGCTTCATCATTTTTAATTTACTTTTCATACCACTAAGATACGAATTATTTCCAATTCTCAGACTTCCATATAGCCAAATCTAGACCTTTTAAATTTTCAGGGGGTGTTGGTAGGTAATTAGCTATTTCCTCCAAATTTGGGGCCTCT